CTACTATCCGAGAGTGAGTGTAAAGACTTAATAGCTAAGTCTGATGCTCTAGGTGGTTGGGGTAATCTAGAAGGAGACAAGTTTCCAGCACAAGAAATAAGACTAAAGAGATTAGGTCTGTGGAAAGAGTATGAAGCTCTTTGGAGAGATAGACTATTTAAGATATGTGAGAAACACTGGAAGCCTGTAGAATACATGGGACTACGTGATGCTTTTACTATGCGTTATGCTATGGATACACAGAAGTCTTTAGGTCTTCATACAGACGCATCTCTTATAACTGGTAGCGTTAAATTAAACGACAACTATGAGGGTGCTACACTCTATTTCCCACGTCAGGACTTTACGAACCTAGATGTACCCGTCGGAAGTTGTATACTATTCCCTAGTCAAGTTACTCATGGTCATTATGTCGATGAGCTACAGTCTGGGGTTAAATATTCATTAACTATGTGGACATCTAGATACGTGGGTGACGAGAACTAGGAGAAATAAATGTTTGGTACTAGCCCTTTTGCATCCGCTACCTTTGCAGGTATGGGGAGCGAAGAATACGATTTAACAGCTAGTGCCATTACAACTGGTTCTTCAAGTGTACCTGTTGTTACAATGCAAGAAGACGAAACTCTTGGTGCGTTATTTGTAACTACAGGAAGTCCAGTATTAGGACAACCTAGTAAGAACTCAGGAAAAACACTTTCTACTGAAGACTTAGATACTAACAATCCTAACCTTGATACTGCACTACTACAAGAAGATGAGACATTTACTGCTACAACTATAAGTACAGGAAACCCAGTCTTAGGTACTGTCAATATCTTACTTAGATACGACCTTACAGCAACTTCAATTTCCACTGGTAGTCCAGACCTAAACACTACTTCTATAAATCAAGGTCAAACTCTAAACTCTAATAACTTAGATGCTGGTTCTGTAGTTGTTGACGACGTAACAATGTCAGAAGAAGAAACACTTTCTGCCATAAATATAATTACTGATACTCCAAATACTGACAGTGCAGATATTACAGAAGGTAATGTACTTTCTACTCCTAACTTAGATACAGGTAACACAGATCTACCTGCAATATCAATGTCAGAAGAAGAAACATTTTCTACTGGGGATATTAGTACAGGTAATCCTGATGTTAGTGTTGCTGTAGTAAATCAAGGTCAAACTCTTAATACTGGAGGTTTAGATACTGGTAATTTAAGTATACCTTCTGCTACTATGCAAGAAGAAGAGACGTTTGTTGCTAGACCTATAATTGTAGATACCCCAGAAACTCCTAGTGTTGCAATACTACAAGAACATATAATACAGGTAGCAAACTTAAATACTGCACCTCCTGTACTTGACCCTGTAGTAATAAATCAAGATCACATAATTTCTACTGGGGACATGAATACTGGTGATGTAAGTGTACCTGATATATCAATGTCAGAAGAAGAGACATTTTCTACTGGAGAGTTAGTATCTGGAGTACCAGATGTAGATGATGCTGTACTACAGTATTTTATAAATCTTTCGTCTCCTAACATTATAACAGGAACACCAGAAGTAGGCAGTACTGTTATAATAGGTGATCATTACTTCTTATTAGGTAATGTTATTACTGGCATCCCAGTCTTAGGTGAACCTTACTATAATCCAGCTTTAGCTAGAGTAGTTAACATAGGCAACCAACGTATAGGTAGTAGAACAGAAATAGCAAACAGTAACTCAGTTAGATTTGACTCAAACAATAAGGTTAAGATAGGCTAATGGCTTTTAGAATTAAAACGAATGATACTAGCCCTAAGTTGGCAGTAACCCTAGAAGACGCAAGTGGTAACGCAATAGACATCACAGGTAACAATGGTGTTAGGTTTCACATGAAAGCGTTTGGAGCAACAACACTTAAGGTAGATGCTCCTATGACAGTTACAAGTGCTTCTGGTGGTATAGTGCAATATCCTTGGGTAGCCTCAGATACTAACACTGCTGGTACTTACTATGGTGAAGTAGAGGTTACATATGCTGATAACACAGTAGAGACATTCCCTAACAATGGTTACTTTACTATTATTATTAAAGAGGACTTAGATTAATGGCTAAAGTAGGTGATAGAGTAAGCTGGTCTTCATCAGGTGGTACAGCAAGAGGTATCATAAGAAGCATACATCGTGACGGTGCAGTACCTAACATACCTGTAAAGATAACAGGCACTAAAGAGGAACCAGCGGCACGTATAGAGCTAGTTGATGATGAAGGCAAACCACGTAATCAGTTTGTTGGTCACAAGATGACTAGCTTAAATAAGTATGCTGAGGTTGTGGACAAAGCAGACAAGCCACTAAACAAACCTTTCAGACTACCAAAAGGGTCTAGTAAGAAGTTTGGTGTATACGTTAAGTCTGGTGACAAGACTGTCAAAGTTACATTCGGCGACCCTAACATGGAAATTCGTCGAGATGACCCGAAAGCTAGAGCTAACTTTAGAAGCCGACATTCATGTAGTACGGCTAAAGATAAAACCTCAGCAAGATATTGGTCTTGTAGAATGTGGAGTGGTAGCACAGTGGGAAGTATGACTAAAGATATTACAGGTCAAATATTAAAGACCGATGAAGAACAACGCATGGTCTATGGCTGGGCTTCTGTAGTAACCGAAAAAGGTGAACCAGTAGTCGATAGACAAGGTGATGTAATTAAACCTGACACGTTAGTAAGTGCTGTAAATAAGTTTATGGAGCATGTACGTGTAGGTAAAGAAATGCACAAGGGTGAGCAGATTGGGGCCGTTATCCATTCTATGCCTATCACTAAAGAGATTGGTGATTCCCTTGGCATCCAGAGTGACCGAGAAGGTTGGATAGTAGCGTTTAAAGTATATAGCGATGATGTCTGGGCTAAGGTAAAATCTGGTGAACTCGCCGCCTTTAGCATTGGTGGCAAAGCAACAAAGGAAGACTATAATGGCTAACCTTTTAACCATGCTTGAATTGGACGAATTGTCTTTGGTAGATCGTCCTGCCAATGCGGAGGCAATGGTATCTTTATTTAAGCGCGACAACTTCGACGGGGAAACTATGAACGAAGAATTAGAAACAACAGTAAAAATGTCCGATGAGATGTTAGGTAAACTAAAGCCTTACATGGACAAGGGTATGTCTGAAGAAGAAGCTAAGAAGGCTTATGACGAAGACATGAAGAAAGCAAAAGAAGCTGAAGTAGACAAAGCTAACGCTGAAGTCGAAACTCTTAAAGCAGAGAATGAGCGTTTACGTAAATCTCTAATTGAGAACGGCTACATAATCAAATCAGACGCTATCGAAAAGAAAGCTCCAGAAGAGTTCCTTGAGTACGAAGGCGACAAAATAAACAAAGCTGACATTCCAGCACCTATCTTAAAGGCGTTAGAAGAAGCTGAGTTTGCTAAAGCTGACTTAGAGCTAACAACTAAAGCGGAAGAAAACCTTCCTAACTTTGACGTAGCTACAGCAAAAGAATTAGTCAAATCATTTGAGACTAATGAAGAAGTTATGGGTGTACTAAAAGCCGCTGATAAAGCATTTGGTTCATCTATGGAAGAAGTAGGCAAGGCAGATGTTGACGGTGAGTTTACTACCGCTTCAGATAAACTTGATGCACTTGTAAAGTCTTATATGGACACTAACACAATGAAGAAGAGCGAATACGCTGTAGCATACTCTGCTGTCGCAAAGACCGATGAAGGTAAAGCTCTTATCACTAAATCCTATAAAGGGGAATAATCATGGCTGTAACGCAATCACGCGACAACCGCACTCTAATCGCTGGTGCTGATCTTAGCACCTCTCAATTCTTATTCGCAAAAATGGATGCCGCCGCTAAAGCTGTTTTAGCTGGAGACGGTGAAGGTACTATCGGTGTAATAGCTGTAGGTGCTGAAGCTGGAAATGCTTGCACAATAACTCACTCAGGTAAAGTCATGGTAAAATGTGGTGGAGCCGTAACTATAGCAGACGACGTGGCAATCGATGCCGCTGGTAAAGCTGTCAATGCGGCTTCTGGTGACATCATCGTTGGTCGTGCTTACGAAGCAGGTGTTGACGGTCAAATCATCGCAATCGAATTGATCCTAGCCGCTAACGCTCACGCTTAATTTAAGGAATATATATTATGCCATTATTAACACCATCCAGTGTACATCTGGATCAACCACTTACTAACTTGACTATCGCTTATGCACAAGCAGATACAAACTTCATTGCGGACAAAGTGTTCCCAATCGTCGGCGTACAGAAGCAGTCAGACAAGTATTACATCTATGACCGTGACAACATGAATCGTACAGGGGACGTTAAGAAATTAGCTCCACGTACAGAAGTGAACCGTATCGGTATGTCACTATCAACAAGCTCATACTTTGCAGACGTATTTGGTCTAGGTATGGACTTCGATCAACAAACACTAGCTAACGAAGATGCCGCTTTGGAAATTCGTTCTGCTGGAGCGCAAACACTTGCGACACGTTTGATGATCCACCGTGAAGAGCAATTCGCTTCAACTTTCTTCTCAACTAATGTTTGGGGAACAGAGTATGATGGCGTAGCTAACGGCGACAACAACTTAGACTCAGAGTTCACATACTGGTCAGACTACACAAACGCTACACCAATCGTAGACGTTACTAAAGCACGTCGAGCGATGCAACTTAAGTCTGGTGGATACAAGCCAAACACAATGGTTGTAGGTAAAGAAGTTCGTGACATCTTAATTAACCACCCAGACATCCTAGCACGTTTAAACGGCGGATCAACTGTAGCTAACCCTGCATTGATCACAGACGCTAAACTAGCTGAGATCTTTGAAGTGTCTAATTTCTATGTAATGGAAGCAGTCAAGAATGACTCAGCAGAAGGTATTGCAGAAAGCAACTCTTTCATCGGTGGTAAAACAGCTATGTTAGCACACGTTGCTCCTTCAGCTGGATTGATGACACCTATGGCTGGCGGTACATTTGCTTGGAACACTTTAGACGGTGTAAACAACTTAGGTATCACGGTTGAGTCATACTCAGACGATGCTCTCAAGCGTCAACAGGTTGCAGAACACATCCAAGTTAAAATGTCTTACGACATGAAAGTCACTGGTGCTGACTTAGGTGTATTCTTTAACACAGCTATAGCATAAAACTATACAAATCATTTGGTGAGGGCTTAAGTGTCCTCACCTCTTTTATTAAGGAGAACCCGATATGATACCATTTCAGTTTGATAGACCCGTATTTATAAAACAAGAATTTAATGGTGGAGGAAGAGATTGGAAGAGATCAGAACATTACCCTTGGAAAGAGTTATCTCTCTCTAGTGACGTTGTTCAGACCTTATACAACAATAACTTTCTGCATCATAACTCTGACCTAGAGGTTAAAGCTAAGGTTGGAGACGGACTAGAAGTACTTGATGTCGCATCACTAGGTGTACTGGTAGATACGATCAATGCTAAAGTAAAAGCTAAGACTAATTCCCACGCAGAGTTTACTCGTAAGAAGTGTAAGAAGTCTAAGATACTAGAGAAGCAACGCGGTTTACTCCGTAGTTGGCGTAGAAATTATGGAGAGTTGGAGAACGACTAATGGCTTGGAGCTACGACGAAGGAAATCTAAATATAACTGATGCACTAGGTAGACTAAACTCTACTAGGTTGTTAATCGGCGATACAGATCTAAATGATAAACAAGTACAAGATGAAGAAGTTTCATTCGCCTTAGCTCAAGCTAACAACAACGTATATAAAGCTGGTGGGTGGTTATGTAGAGCTATAGCGGCTAAGTACTCTCGGTCTGTTGATTTAGAGATCAGCGGTGCGTTAAAAGAAGCCTCATCACAACTACAAGCTCACTACACTAAGTTAGCAGATACACTAGAGTATCAAGGAACTAAACTAGGTGGTAGCTTAGGTATTTCTGCTGGAGGTATTTCTGTTTCCACTGTGGAGGGTGTAAGAGCAAATACTAATCGAGTTAGACCAGAGTTCAACAAGGATCAATTTAAGATAGACGCAGAAACTACTGATTACGAATAGGGATGTCACATGCAAGCGTACAATTTACTTAAACTGGTACAACGTCATGGTAGTACTTTAATACTGAAGAAGACTACTGCTGGTTCTTACAATGCTAGTACTAGTGAATATTCTAGTACAGTTAAAGAATATGAAATAACTGCCTATATGTATAATGTACAAGAGGGCGTTCTACTAAACGACATAACTCGTGGTACTCGCAGTTGTGTAATACCTGCCCTTGGATTACCTGCAATACCTACAGACAAAGATATTATATCTGGTAGAGGTGACGATGTATCTATCGTTAGAGTTAGAACTATCTATTCATCTGGAGTAGCAGTTTGTTACGTCTGTGAGGTAACTGAGTAATGGAGATAACAGTAAATAAATCTCTGTACAGAAAGCTAGACAGAATACAAAATTCCATAATGGATACAGCAGAAGATGTACTGTATGGATTAGTTTTTGATACAGTCAGATATACTTTGACAGCTACAAATAAGAATAGTGGTAAGATAGGTGCTGTGGATTCTGGTTCTTACTTAGAGTCATTCTCTGTTATGTCTGGTTCAGTAGGTAGAATAAGATCTGTTTCTTCTCAAGGTAGAC